TATCTTCTCCTTCAGCTACTCTAAAATAAAGATATCTATCACTACCAGTATAATATAAAATAGGAGAATATGAATACCCACTAGAATATATATTTTTAGTACCGTCTAATCTTCTTTGATTACCATATTTTTTAGGGTCAAATAAAGAAACAGTTAAAGTAGAATCTTCAAATATACTTTGAACATCCTGCCAGTAGTAATTACTTCCATTTAATTCAGTTATATTACCATTTATATCAATTAAATATTTTAAAGTAACATCACTTTTATTTAAAAAGACTGAACTTGTATCTACTGATGTAAACATACCAATTTTACTAGAATATCTATCTATAACAGCATTATTACCATAAGATATATCACCACCATATATTAATGATTGTGTTGAAAAGGTATTATATTTTAAACCAGTTAGTTTAACACCCTCATGTCTTGATAATTGATATGATGATAATGATTCATATGAATCTTGCAATTCGACTGGTGTTAAAATGTTATAATTAACTATTGAATATGTATCATATGTTAGGGGTAAAGGTATATTAATACTTCCACCTCCAGGAAGTGGAATAGTTATATAATTTTGTTGAGGATTTGTATAATTTAATGAATATGTTGGAATAGTTTCAATTTTAAATCTATCTAATGATAATATACTTGAAGAAACATTATTTAGTAAAACATTATAATCTGTATGAGCAAATAAATTTTGATCTATAATACCTGTAGGTAATGTGTAAGGATTTTCTTGAACCGCATATTCTTCACCTATATTAAGATTACTTCCAGTTATTTCACCCGTATAAAATGCTGATTTATTTCCACCTAAATCACTATACAAATAAGTATTATCTTCAGTTATTTCAGGAGCATTATATTCTGCATCATAAACTGTTTGTTCAGTTACATTAGGTTCGTTACGTTTAAATTTAATACGTTCTAATGCTTGTTGACGTATTGTAATACCTTCATTTAAATTAGCTTTAGCAGGAATATAACTTTTAAGCATTTTAAATAATGTATTATCAAAAAACTTAATAAGTTGGATAAACCCGTTTATGTCATATTTAAATGTAAAAGATGAATCAATTGCTGTTTCTCTAATAGAATTTAAAACACCATATTCAGTTTGAGATGCATTTCTAGGATCACCTATATAATCATCTATGCTAAATGTAGGATATGTTGTTGCAATTGATGCTGAGATAGTAGTATCAATTTGATTATAAGGTGAAAATGAAATATCTACTCTATCACTATCATTTTTATAATTAGTATAAGTATTATCTATTGATAATCTAATATCAGGAGATAAAACACTACCTGTAGCACCATAATAACTTTGATTATAAATTGAATTATCAATTATTCTTACTTTAGAATTACTATAATCAATTAAAGAAGCTTGTGTATTAGAATCACCACCATATTCTTTAATATTTAATATACTACCTGTAATACCAAAAGTAGTAATTAATTCTTGCATACCACGACGTGAACCTTTACCTTTAAATAATAAAGGAATATTATGGTAAATACGTTTGTATAATTCAGCAACTAAATCTTTTGACGGGATATTACTACCACTTACAGCAATAGCATATGTACTTAAATCATCATCTTCATTACTATTATATATATCAACTCCTAAATCTTGTAAAGCATAATATACTAAGTCTTTAGATACACCTTCTTCTAAATTGTTATAACTTTTATATAAATCAGTTACTGATTTTAAATAGATGTAAATATTATCAAAATATTGTCCTATCATATTAACAAATGTTAAATATGGGGCATTATTTTCATCAATTCTAATATATTCTGGTATTAAAAATACTAAATTATCTTGATTGTTAGTATCATAATATATAGCAGCATCTGTTTGAGTGGTGTACCATGCTATAGCAGCTGCAGATCCAGTTGATTGTTGTATATAAGGTACAGTATTATTTGAGTGAGGATATGTATTAGATCCTGTTTGAAGATATAAATAACTTTCATATCCATCAAATTTAGAAACTATATCATTAATACTAGATGAGTATTGATTAATTTGTAACTGTAAACTTGCTGTAGTAGCAACAAACGGAGTATAAGTTGTAATAAAATTATTATAATCCTCTATTTGTTTTACTTTATAATAAAAATTTTCAACACGTTTTTGAGCTGAGCCAAATCTAGAAAAATTAGTGAAATCAGTATAATCTACATTAATGTCAATAGATGTTTGATCTAAATGATTTAGTATAGCATGTAATGATGAACCAGTAAATTGTAATAAAGTACTATATGATTCATATTGGGTTGGTAAAGTATTTTTCTTAAAATTTATATCAACATCAAAATTAGGTCCTTTTAATTGTGGTAAAGGATCAGGTAAAATTTCAGTAGCTAAATTAATATTAAATTTATAAGAATTAGTAATTTCTTCAACTACACAAAATTGTGCTTTTTCAGCTATGTTTGATGGTAAAGGTTCATATAATTTAAAGTAAATATATGATTCTATTGGATTAGTAGTATCTAAAGCAATGTTAGTTATTACATATACATCATTTAATCCAAAATTTAATAAATATGTTTTTAAATAAGGAACACTATCTTTATCATTTATTAAAGCTCTGGTTTGATTTTCTAATTCAGTTTTAGTTAAATTAACAGAAGCTACCTTAATTTCAGTACGATCAGGAGATATTTCTTTTATAAATAAATCTTGATTAACAACATCAGATATTTGTGGTTTAAAGAAACTATATTGAGATATAAATTCACCATAATCTGAATATGTTCTTAAATCCTCTATAGGTTCAATATCTAATTGAGGATAAGAACCACCTACATTAAGACTAGAATTATTTGGTAATTTATAATTAGTATATGAATAATCTATATTTAAAAAATTACCAGCAGTATCATAAATTACATACTCAATATAATCTGTATCTGGATTAAAATTTGAATTAATTATTTGAGTACCTGTTAAAGATAAATCATCAGAATTAAATCTGTTGATTATTTCAGAACTTTCAATATTTCCTAAAAAATTTATTTTAGCCATTTATTAAGGTGTTTGTGTTTGTGCTATAACCTCAGCGTCAAGTAATAATTGTCTTCTTAAGCTTGTAATTTCATCTAGTAACAACTGAATTTCTTCATCGTTAGATAATTTAAGATTTAAATATTCTAAAGCTCTACTTAAAATATATTGATGAGAATTTACATCTCCTTCTTTAGGTATTTGATAAAATATATCTTCATAATTTTGAAAAAATTCATCAACTGTTAAAACATTAATCACTGGGGTGGTTGTAAATGTTTTAAATTCAGTATCAATTACTTTATTATAATTATTTCCTACGACTGTAGATTGTATTTCTATATTAGCCATTATCTAACTACTTTAAAATAATATTGTTCATCTAAAATCATTGTACTACCAGCAATAGTAGTTTTAAATAATAATTTATAATAACGTTCTGGTTCTAAACCATTCATGTAAACATCAAAATAACTACCTGATGGGTCAGCACTAATTTTAGTATATGTTGTATCGTAATCTACGACAATTTCTTGACTATCCAAATCTACTATTGACCAGTAAGAAGCAGTTGGCATTACTTTATTATTATTATATGTAAATTGTGTCCTAAATGTTCTACTTGGGTAACGATCTCTAACATTTATTCTAAAACGTTGAACTGAGTCTTGTTGGAATTCATTTTTATTATTAGCTAATGAAAATACAGATTCAGCTGATGTAACTAATTGTAATGACCCTGTATTATATCTAAAATCATTCCATCTTATTTCTAAACATGGAGGATATATAGTATGAGTATTACCTGAAAAGTATTTTAATTCATAAACAGATGATGTTTGAAATTCTAATGATGTTTGATTTTTTAATAAAAATCCATAGTTACTAATAGTACCCGCTTTCCAAGCTACTACAGCTGGAGTTACTTTCATTTCTATATCTTTAGAATCTGAAAATACAAATGATTGAGATGCAGGGTAAGATAAATTATAATCACCACCAGCACTTGACCATGCTGTTCCACCTTCAAATGTTCTCCAAGCCCAACTAACACCATCAACAGTTGGAGGGTTATTACCAATTCTACCAGTACCTCTATTCCAATCTGCAGAGACAGGATAAGTGTATAAAGTATAATCTAATGGTATTTCACTAGCGTCTGCTAAATATAATTTTAAATAAGCATCATAAGATGCAGTACCTACTAGATTAGTAATAGTACTATTAATTTCAGTTGTTGGAAATTTAATTAAAGCACGAGATACTTGTGCAGTATCATCACTTGCTTTATATATACTAGTTTCTAATATTTCATCTAATCCAGCATTAGAAGCTGTGTAGAATGAATATAAGGTTGCTGATTTTTCAGGAAATATTTTATATACTGCCATAATGTATAATTACTACGTATAAATATAAAAAGCCTCACTTTTTACGTGAGGCCTTAAAGTATATATATTATTTTATATTATTTTAATAAAGCATAATATTCGTTAAAGTGTTTTAAACGATCAGCTAAACCGATTGTTCCACCATTAACGCGTTTTGTAACTTTAGTAACTGTTGCTTCGTTAGCACCTTCGTCAGCAATTTTATGTAAACCATTTTTATGGAAGAACCACGCTGCTGATGCTAATGGATATTTAGTTGCTACTAAATCAGGATTAGCAGTTAAATCTTCATTAATAGCTTTACCAAAAGCAACATAATTATCTTTACCAGTTAATTGGATAAATCCACGACCACGGAATTTATATCCTTCACCTGATGCTTCAGGGCCATTACCCATTCTACCACCGTAAACTAGGTTAGCGATTTTTTCTGGTTTGCGCTCATATAAAGCCGCTTTAGCATCTGTTGGGAAATATTTTCCAAAGATACCACGTAAACCTTTAGCGCCATAGTTTAAATTTTCATTTACAGCTTTAAAACCACCACTTTCGTGACCAGCTTGAGCTAGAAAATGTGCTAAACGCAATGGAGTGTTTAATTCAAATTTTGCGATTGTGTCAGGTAACATTGCAATTACCGCGTCGGGAACATGTCCTTTTAGTTTTTCTAGATTCATAGTTTATTTTGTTTTAGTATGTTATTACTCGTCCTTGTATATCAACATCAGGGAATCTTACTTCAAATATTGAAGGATCTATTGATGGATATATTATATTGTTCCTAGTAGCACCTAATATATCATATCCATATTGTGAATAATTACCACCTTGTAAATTTGTTATTTGTACATTGTGTACTGATTGTACTTGTGGTAATTGTAATAGAACTGAATATATATCTGCTAATATTATTGGTTGATTAATTTGCCAATTATCTATAGAGAAATGTGTTTTTAAAGCGTTTATACAAGCATTTAATGCTTCTCTATTAGATACTCGTGGAATTGTGGTAATATCAAAATTAACGCCTATATTAATATAATATGCGTCTTTAATATTAATAGCATCCGTCAACATTCTATAATTATTTAGATAAGTTGCTAGATTATTTTTTAATGTTGAAGTTGCTGGTATTAATTGTTTATCAGTATTGTAAGATAAAACATATAAGTCTAATGCTGAATAATTTATAGAACCGTCTGATAGTTTTTGGTTTGTATTTTCAACATATGCTTTAGAAATAACACCATATTGACTAGGCATACTTAAAGTTCTATTTACATAGTCATCTTTAGTTACAACACGATCTTGTGCTGAAAATGCTCCTAACGTATTCTGTCTAATTTCTTCTGCTGTATCACCATCTCTACCTCCTACAGATGAACTTGGATTATTAAATACTAAACTGTTAAATAATGTAGTAGCAAATGGTAAATTAGTAGCAGGGTTAAATGAATAAAAACTTATATCACTTAAAGTAAATCCTTTTATACTAATTGAGTTAGCTGGTAAATTTGATGTTATACCACCACCAACTAAATAAGTTACAGTTAAAGTAGTATTGGATGGTGCTAATCCATATTCTCTAGCTTGATATACATTAATTTTATTAAAATTATTATTGAATATATAAGGTATAGTACCTATAGAAGTATTATCAGGATTTGGTAATAATACATTATCTGCTGAAGTAGAGGTACCTGCTCCAAATTGTAATTGTAAAGTGTTATCATCAATAAATCTACTTACAAAACGTTGGGGTACTTGTTTATATCCTAAAACATAAGGTACTAAATTATTATCAGATGTATTATTTATAGTATCATTTGTAACTACACTTTGTGCTAAATATGGTACTTCATACCACATATTATTACTACTATCTACTACACTTAAAATTTGTAATATATTTGTATCATCTATATTTACACTTGTAAACTTAACAGGTGAACCAAATGTAAAAGTTTTTGTTTTAATTTCAGCAGAGATTGCTTTTACTTGTTTTTTAGAAATAAAATAATTAGCATCATAATATAATGTTTCTCTACCTTGTTCTACTGAAAAATCTACGTCTTCTGTAATTAAAAAATTAACATTATTTGTACTATTTACAGCAGAATTTGCTGGGATTTTTATAGCGTAATTATAATCAGGAACTAACTCTCCATTAAGAGTTGTATTAGGAATTAATTGATATACATCTAAAGTTGTAGCAGAAGCATATGACATTTTAGGTTGGTAACCTAAACTATATGCTATATTAACTAAATTATTTTTTTCTTTAGCGTAATTGAGTAAATTTTCTTGAAATTGAGTATCTAGATAAAATGATAAATTATCACCAATATATGATGCCATCTCAATAAACATCAAACCAATTGAAGTTTCTGAGTAATCATTATAAGATGTTGGGTAGTAAGTTTTAGCATAATCTAATAGTGTACTTCTAAAGTCACCAAAAGATTTATTTAAATATGATATATTTGTAGTATTACTAGCCATTACTCTTCAAAATTAATTGTTATTGTGTCTTTTTCGTTAGATATATTTACTCTATAAGTTAAATTAACAGTAAGTGTATTAGTATTATATGAAGGTATTACGTCTAACTTTTCTATTGTTATTTGTGGTATATAAATTCTTACAGTATCTGATATTTCTTCTGTTAAAGCAGCATAAGTATCAGAATCCATTTGATTAAATAATTGTCTTCTAATATTTGTTCCAAAGTTAGGATTTAATATTCTTTCACCTTTACTTGTAAGAAGAAGATTGATTAAATTATATTTTAATTGTTCTTTAAAATCATACGTACTTCTAAATGCTGAAGGAGCATTAAAAGGTAATGCTATTCCTATAGCAATATTTTTATTAAGATTAATAGGATTAGTCTGTGTTGTTTGATTTAAAGGCATATTAGTCTAAATTTCTTAATCCTGATCTGTCCATTGGTGACATATTAGCTGCGGCATCTGCTATAAAAGCAGCAAATGGGTTAATTTTTTCACCAGTTGATTCATCAACAGCATTTATTACTTTTAATTCATTCAATTGTGGTTGTTGAAAACCAAATTCCATACCCATTTTAGCTCTTAATGAGTTACGTGCATCTTGTGGTAAACCACCTTTCATTACGTCATTACTATTAAAATTAAATGTTTTTGTTTCTTGTAATGGTTGTTGGTTTTCACTCAAAACAGCACGTAGCTCTTCACGAACGGCGTCGCGAACTGCTTCTTTAATTAATTTTTTAAATTGTTGTGCATTCATATCTATAAATATTTTAAGCTCTTAAATTTTGTGTATCTATTATTAATTTTAATTGATCTACTAATATTTGTGTATCTTGTGTAAAAGATGAATCAGTTCTTAATACTTCAATACCATTAGTATCAATAGCAACACCGTAATGTCTATATATTCCATTTACTGATGGAGAGTTAGGTCTATTATCTTCACGTATAGCAAATTTAAATCCTTGATAAGTTATATCTAAAAGTCCACTTTTTATAATAGGATTAACTAATATATTTTCAGATTGTGGTGAATTTTCTAATCTAGCTTCTATAATATTAATTTTATCTCTTAATGTTCCTAATTCAAAAACAATATCATTAAATTGTAATGAAGCTACAGATAGTGAAGGGATTAAAGTAGATAATATATTTTCAAATCTTTTTTGAAGATCTTGAGCTTTAAATTTTGTTATTTCTAAACTTATTGCTGCGAAGTTAGTAATTGGATTTGGTGGTGATTTTGATATTAATTGTAATTGAGAAGTAGCAGATACCTCTTTAAGTTTAGTATATATTCCTAATGCTACTGAAGCTATTGTTGAAATTATTTCTAGTGCATTCAATATAGTAGAATAAGTTTTAAATGTTTTTTCAGCTGAATCTATTCTATTTAATAATGTATTTTTTCTTTGAATTGCTATTTGTGTAGTTTCAGGAGTTGGATTATTATTAATTTCGTCTATGTATACATTTAATTCATCTATCTGATTATCTAAATCACTTACTATTTTAATATATCTTAAAGCTAAAGTAGTTAAAAATGATAGTAAAATTGGAAGATATACTGGTACTAAAGCTAAGGCTGCTGCTTTTTGTTTTACAACTAATGTTTTAAGATGAGTTAAATTTGACAATGCTGCTTTAGCTTCACGTTGAATATTCTTTTTAAATTGATCATTTTCAGCTTTTTTCTGTTTACGTTCTTGTCGTTTTTGTTCTCTTTCTTTATCTAAATTATCTAATTCTTTTTGTAAATTATTTTGTTGTTGTTCTAAAGAATTTTTTTCAGTTGCATATTTATCTTCTAATGATTTTAATAATTCTTGATATTCTTCAGGAGTTATTGCTTTAGATGCTAATTGTTGTTTTGCTTTAAGTTGTTCTGCTTTATATGTTAATTCTAATAACGGAAATTCTATTTTTCTACTATTTTCAAGTTTTAAAGTTAATTTAACTTTACCTGTTGGGGTTTGGTTAATATAATCTTGAGCTATTTTATAACCATCTTTAAGTTTCCCTATAGTTTGAATGATACCGTTATATTCATTCTGTATTTGTAAAATTGTTTGAGATATCTCAACATTTTGAGAAGCTAATGAAGTTATATCATTTATGTAGTTAGCCATTAATTATTATTTTTTAAATATACAACATTTGAAAAAGGTGTTGTTTTTGGATCTTTTATTAATTTTAAACTTTTATTAATATCTTGTAATTTTTGACCTATAACATTAAATTGACCTGCTATATTTGAATCATATACAGATGTTGATTTAACACTTTTTAAATCTGTTGATAATCTTTGAATAGCATCAATAATAGAAATTAATACAGCATGTAAATTTCCACCTAATACTGCTGGTTGAGATGGGTAAACAGAGCTATTATTGTTTTGACCTAATAATATTTTTTTACTATTAAATGAAATAGCTTCACCAGCATTTAATGTTACATAATTAGTAGCATATGTTTCTATATTGTTATTTGAAAATGATATAATATCATTATCTTTAGAATTTAATACTATTTTATCAGCATTTAATATAACTTGAGACGAATTATAATATTCAGGATTTGGAGTTGATGTTATAGGATTTGCTGTATATTTTGGTTTAATAGGAATATATTGAGTAGATGATAATATTATATTAGAAGTATCAAAGTCTGTAAGACTTTCTATAATAGGTTCTATAGATCCTGTTTTTTTCTGTCCATTATTTATTATAGTAATAGGATCACCATTATTTGATGCTTTATTCCACCA